GTTCCACTACTAGCACTTGTACCACTACTAGCAGATGTTCCACTGCTACCATTTGTACCACTAGTACCACTACTACCTGATGAACCAGAAGTACCATTTGTTCCACTAGAACCACTAGTTGCAGAAGAACCACTTGTAGCAGATGTACCACTAGAACCATTAGTACCATTCACACCACTAGTACCAGATGAACCATTAGTTCCTGACACTCCACTAGAACCACTAGATCCACTAGTTCCGCTTGAACCACTTGTTCCACTTGATGCACTGGTTCCAGAAGAACCACTAGTTCCAGAGGAACCTGAAGTACCTGAAGATCCACTCACACCAGATGTACCAGCAGATCCACTAGTTCCTGAGACACCACTTGATCCACTTGAACCACTTGTTCCATGTGTACCACTAGAGCCACTAGTGCCACTAGATCCACTCGAACCACTAGATGCAGAAGTTCCTGAAGAACCACTAGTTCCATTTATACCACTTGTTCCTGCACTTCCTGATGTACCTGATACACCACTAGTACCACTAGATGCAGATGATCCGCTAGAACCACTAGTTCCACTGCTACCAGAAGAACCAGAAGTTGCACTAGTACCACTAGATGCTGAAGTACCTGAACTTCCATTATTACCATTTAAACCACTAGTACCTGATGAACCAGATGTACCTGAGTTACCACTACTACCTGAAGTACCAGATGATCCGCTTGTAGCAGAAGTACCTGCTGTACCTGCTGTTGCATTTCTTCCACTGGTACCTGCTGAACCACTTGATCCAGAGGTTCCACTTGTTCCATTATTACCACTTGTACCAGATGAGCCTGAAGTTCCTGAATTACCACTAGAACCACTAGTACCAGAAGAACCTGATGTTCCGCTAGTACCACTTGTTCCTGAACTGCCACTAGTACCACTAGAGCCTGAAGATCCATTTGTTCCTGAACTACCACTTGTTGCAGAGGTACCAGCCGTACCACTACTACCACTAGCACCACTAGATCCACTACTTCCTGTAAGTCCTGAAGAACCACTTGTTCCAGAAGAAGCTGAGCTACCACTAGATCCACTACTTCCTGATGAGCCAGATGAACCACTTAAACCACTGGTACCAGAAGATCCTGATGTACCTGTATTTCCACTAGTTCCACTAGATGCACTTGTACCTGAAGATCCATTTGTTCCATTTGTACCACTTGATCCATTTGTTCCACTAGTGCCTGAAGTACCTGAAGAGCCACTACTACCAGATGAACCAGAAGATGCACTTGTTCCAGAACTTCCAGAACTTCCACTAGTTGCACTAGTTCCTGAAGTTCCTACTGTACCACTTGTACCATTAGTTCCAGAAGTACCTGTTGTACCACTAGTTCCAGAGGAACCATCTGTACCTGATGTTCCATTTAAACCTGATGTACCAGAAGAACCACTAGTTCCACTAGCACCAGAACTTCCTGATGTACCAAAACTTTCACCACTAGTACCTGCTGTTCCTGTAAGTCCTGTACTACCACTTGTACCTGAACTAGCTGATGTTCCTGAAGAACCGCTAGTAGCAGATGTACCAGAAGAAGCTGATGTACCAGAAGTACCATTAGTTCTTCCACTAGTACCACTAGTAGCACTAGTACCGTTAGTTCCAGAAGTACCATAAGTTTGACCAGAGGTTCCTGCTGTACCATATGTTCTACCACTTGATCCAGAAGTACCACTAGTTCCATTACCTACATGTTCAAGTTTATTATCTATTTTTTCAATAGCTAATGTTAAACAATCTCCTGTCTGTATACCAGTGGCAGGTAGATTTGGTCCAACAAATTCTACTAAATTTGAACTAATATGTTGATTATGATTATTACAATCCCCCATTAATGATGAGTTTAAATAAATTATGAAGGAATATACATGATATAATATGCAGCAATAACAGGCTGAATATTTGCATGATTTTCACCACCACCAGTATTACCATTACTTACACCTACAGCAGTTGTTACACTAATATTTGTATAAGACGATGTTGTTAATACATTTTGAGGACTATTTGTAGATAGACCTATAGTACCACCTCCACCAGTATCTCCTGAATGTCCTGCATAGTGTGTGTGTCCAGGATCTACTAATAGACCGTTTGCTTTAGTTGCTGTACTTTGTGATACAGTTGTTGCATGTGTATGACTAGGTATTTGTGAAACATTTAATCCCACTGTATTTGCACCAGCTAAATCTCCAAGATCATAATTTGGATTACCAGCATATATAGGATCTACAGCAGAAGATAATGGACCACCTGGTACATCTAATATTGCACCAACACCAACTCTTCCTCTTTTATCAGGAGTGCCATTTGAACCATTACACAAATATACTTGACTCCATCCTAATGAGCTTTTACCAGCACCTGTACCATCAAAGTTTGAAAGAGGTCCATAATATTCTACAGCAGCATAAGGAACCATTTTTACATACTGTTGTGTAGAAGGACTTTGACTAGATAGATAGGCAGCAATTAAAGCGTTTAAATTTGCAAGCTTTACATATGTAAGATCTGCATAGGCTTCAAATGAAGTTAGATTGCTATTTACTGAACAAAGTTTTGTTATAACAGCTTGTAAGATAGCATGTGTATCGTCAGAAGCTGTTACACCAGTTAGACAGCCTATGCTATAGTCTGCATTTAATATAGCTAGTGTTCCATTAATTGAACTCACTTGAGATTGTAAACTACAAGCAGCTCTAACTAAAGCACTAAATAATTGAGGTATATTAGGAACTGGTATATCTACTAAGTATTGACTAACAAGAGTACAATAGTATGAAGGATTTATAGTGATATCAATACCTGTTCCATCTAAGAAAGATATAACACGAGTAATTAATGTATTCTCTATATCAAGTAATGATTCTCCTGTAGTAATACCTAAAGCAGATTGATTGATTCCTGTATATCTAACACACGCATCAGGAGTTACTGATACACAACCATTGTAACAAGCATCACAAGAACTGTGATGTGTTGTGGTTGTAGTGGTGGTTTCTGGCATCTTATAAGTTATTTATGAATTAAGAGTTTAACTCTACTAGCTATCATCTTTACAGTGTATCTTTTAGCATAATCTGGATTACAAAACTTATAAGTTAATATTCTTTTGTAATTTAATAGATCACCAATTGGAGTACATCCAAGGTCATAGTTCATAGAGAATATAATATTGTTATATTGAATCTTAGCTAACTCTGTTAGCTTTGCATCAATATCTTTTAGTAACACAGGAATGCTTGCACATTCTATGCAATTAGTCAATCTTGGCTGCAACATATTTAATAAATTTTGTAGCTTGTTGTGCAGCATAATTACATGCTGAACATAAACCATTAATTAATTGACATCCACATCCTACTTTAGCTCCGCAGTTTCTACAATTTGCCATTTTAAACAAAGTTAATTTGATAGTTGTTACCAGAACAACCACAGTTGTTTCTTATAAAATTATTTAACATATTATTTGCTTGTATATACAATGTATTAGCTGTATCTATAGCACAGTTATTAGCTGCAGCTATTGATCCAGAAATCATATAGTATATACTATTTAAATTCACCTTTGATTGTGTTTTAATAGCAAGATCACATTCCATCATATCAAGTTTCATAAAAGCACTATCAAATTTTTCTTGTATTAATTCTGTACGCATGATATTTTTTTCTACATAATTTTCATATGCAGGAGCTACAGAATAATTAATATAATACACTCCATCTGGTAAAGGAATTTGAGGAGCTCCTACAGCAGTAAGTCCTAAATTCGTAGATGTGAATAAGTTAAAACTATTGACAGTAAATGGAAGAGAAACTGGACCAAATCCAGGAACTGTAATCACTATTGTTGGTGAAGTCACAACTGGAGGATCTGTTGGGTATGTAGATGCATCTGCTATACCTAATGTAAGAGTGTTATATGTAGGGATAACTAGTATATCTAATTTTAAATCTGCCATATTTTTTAAAATAAAAATGCCAGAGGATTTGAGAATTAATCCTCTCACCCTCTGGCATAGGTTATATAATAACTACTTTTTCTCTTATGGAGCTAAAGTGGTTGTTGTTGATGTAGAAGGCCATATAGTAGTAGTTGTACTAGTTGTAGCAGTAGTATTACCGCTATCATTAGTTACAGCACCTAATCCTGCTACTAATACAGCTTCAATTGCAGATGTTGCACCATAAGGAACAGCAAGAATAACTGTGCTATCTTCATGGATATAATCACCCCATTGGTAAGCTGCTTTATCATACTCATTAAACTTGATGTAATAAGTGGTATATGAAGTACCATCTGTTACCCAGCTTTCAAAGTTTTCGTTGTAACCAACCATTCTGTAAAGATGCTTCAAGTAACCAGCTTGGTAACTATAGAAGTTCTTTTCTAATTGCTTAATCTCTGCAGAGCTACCAGAAACATAAGAGCTACGTTGAGTAACTACAGGTTCAGCAACCATGTTACAAGGATCAGCAACAATAAAGTCAGCAGTGGTTGCAGGACCAGCAAAGATGAAGGTACGGAACCACATACGGTCATACTCCCAAGGGAAAGCAGCAATATCACATGGTTGTCCATATTGAGTCAATGGTTTACCAGAGATAACTAGTTTAGCATTTTGATCATTACCAATACGTTGGAACTGATAGAAAGTGCTAAAAGAAATGTTGTCAGGATTGTTACCTGGAGCTTTTAAATTTAAGTGATAAATTAAATCATCAATTAAAGCTGGTACATCAACATCACCACAAGGATCGCCACCACATGATAAACATGGAGCATTCACTGTTACTGAACGTGTGAAACCATTAAAGTACAAAGTGTTAATGTAGCTAGAAAAAGCACGTAAAGTTAGGGTGATAACTTCTCCTGGTTTTACAGTGAAATTGCCCACTTCAGTTACTTGGTTAGCAGCAACAGGGTTGCCTACAACTTTGTACCACTCAGTTACATTAGATGCAGCAATCTTGTCAGAACGCTTAGAACCTTGTAAATAAGTGTTTGTTCTACCTTGTGCTAAATAGAAATAAGGTTTAGCAGCAATGTTACCAGCGTTAGCCACTGTGTAATCACTCCTGAAGATACCAAATTGACCAGCTGTTAAGTTTTGTGTAGATCCAGAGCTAGGTAAGGTATTTCCTACTGGAACCACAAAGAGCGTGGTTAATGAAAAATCTGCCATTTTGTTTTTATTTTAAATTGTTAAATAACCTATTCGTTTGTCTGTATTCTCATTTGAGCAGATTGAACAGCAGACTGATTTTCTGTATACATTGCTAAACATTGAACTGTAATATCTAAAAGCTCATCTTCTAAATATGTTTCTAGTTCACAGTTTTGATCGAATGATGGTTCACCATCGAGCATTACATATCCAGATTTATTAATATATACAGGGTACCTCATATATGAGATGTATATTTTAGTTGGTATAAAAGTACCATCTGTAAATACAGAGATCTCATCAGAAGATAGAAAGTTAAATGTTTCTTGATATTCAAAAGATGGTTTATAATGTGTGTTGTTTAATATTAAAGAAACATCACCATGTTTAGCCAAATCTCTATTTATCCAAATTTTTCTATCTACGCACCTTCCTTTATTTGCTAATACATAACTATCTATATAGAACATGTAATCAGGATCAAGAAGATGTATGTTTGCAGCCCATTGATTTAATTCAGCATTCTTGATTGTTAAATCAAGAGGTTGATGGTTATAAGTTACAACCAAACTTTGTAGGTCTTCATAACGCTTTTTAAAAGCATCAAGTCCCATACCAGAAATTGTATTTTGACCATCAACCTTTTGCTTAATTAATTTAATCTGAGCTTCATTTAAAGCTAGGATTTTGTCTTCTAGATTGATCTGCTGATGCTCGTTAGTTGATAGTTTATTTAGTTTCTGATCTATCTTATATAATAAACTATCTACAGGGATCATACAGAAGCTAGTTTTTTAGTTTTTAATTTACCTTCTAGTGTTAGTAGTTGGTCTTGATTATCTTCATCAGCTAAGAATCTAACTAAGTCATCTTCATCACTGGCTATTTCAAATTCACCTTCGTAAACTTTACCATTAGGTTTAATTCTGTAAACAGAATGTGTAATAGCTTGTTTTACTAAGTCTTTAATATGGAGTAAGTTTTCTTTCATGTCAGCAAATCTATTAAAGATTTCTACTGTTGAAGATCCTTGGAATTTACCAGATTTGAATTCAGTTTGTTTCAAGAGGTTATCCACTTGATTATATATAACTTCTTCTTTGGTATCTTCCGTAACAGGTAATCCTAAAAGTCTTGCAACTTTCTTTTTCTTTTCAGGAGTCATTGAATCAAACTTGCCAATAGCTTTGTTGATCAATTGTTTCTTCTTAAAGATTACAGCATTCTCAATTTCATCATCTGCTACATAGAATTGTATATCAGCAGGATATTCACCACGCTCCCAAGCTTGATAGCTAGAAGCAATTGTTGGATGTACCCTTAACCATGCAAAAGCTAATTCTTGGAATGGAATAGACAAATCATAATAATTGTCACCATCCATAAGCTTAACTGGTTGAACGTGAAGCACATCATTTGTAGAAGTTGATAAACCATAGTTCCAAAATGAAGATCTTGGTCCTAAATCAATATCACCTAATGCAGCTTCTAACTTAGCACGTAAATTACCAACTCTTTCAATCTCTAATTCTTTTTCCAAAGGATCTGAGATTCTTCTGATATAAGAAGCATTTACATCAAGTCCTGTTCTATACTGTCCATCAAGTTCCTTGTAAGGATATTTAAAAACACCTGTACCAGGGATTCTTGTCATGCCTTTAGCAGCAAGTCCACCTTGCATTGTTTGTAACTGAGAATTGTTATACTCCTTTTTTAAAGTGGAGATTTTTCCTGTCTTACCCATATGTAGTTAATTTATTTGGTTTATTAGCAGATGAATGTTCATCGAAGAACTAGCTATTAAGCATTAAACTTAATCCAATCATCTGTGTTTTTGAGAAGACTCCCCTAGCTTTGAGGGCTAGGGGGTAATTCTTCTCGGTAGGTTAAAATGATCCAGATGCTGTTCTTAAAGTAAGCAATAAGGATACTATTATTAGAATTGTGGAATCTCTTCGATCAATACTGTGCGTGATAAATCTTCAATAAATACATCACAACGATCTTTCATCCAGATTTCATAACCAGGGAATTTGTTAGCACTTGACATTCCTTGAGATTTAGCAAAACCTAAGTGGTGACGAGTACCATCGATATAACCCCAAGTCATTGAAGGAGCACCTTTCATTCTTACTTCACGAATGTTGTTAACCATAGAACCATCGCTCATAGGGCTTACATCAAATACCATGAATACAGGAGTGCTCTTTTTGTTCTGACCAAATTCAAGGTTAGTTTGAGGAAGATCCAACTCTTTCAAGTGAATCAATTCAACACGACCAGTCTCACGAGTAACCATTGCATCGAAAGCAAAGTTATAAGTGATATGCTGACCTTCACCTTGCATATAACGATTACCAGAATCAGCCATGAAAGTAAGACCAGAATTTAATGCATCATTCTTTAAAGCTTGTTGGAACACGTCAAAACCAGCTTCATTAGTGTACATTTTAACTCTACGATCCTTAACATCAACACGTCTGTAGAATAAGTCACCAAACACTGAACGAATCAAGTTTGCAGTG